CTAACTACATAAATTCCCATATTTTTATTTTGATTTGACAAATTATCCAAACCAACAGGGTTTTCACTTAATGGATTTAGAATAACAATATCTTTTTGTATTTCCGAAGTATTCTTTTTTAAAGAACCATTTTTATTCATTGCGGAATAACCCAAATGAACTACAATTTTATCTTCATAACAAGAAACCAGTTCTCCATTGTTAAAATTATATTTTTCTAATATTGATTGTAAATTAAGTGACCATTTTATTATAAAGCAACTTGCTAATACAACTTGATTTTTTTCATCAACATTTCTTATATTTTCTACAATTCGATATTCTTTACAATTAGGTAATTCCTTTGCTAATTGTTCATTTTTTTTAAATGTTTCGCAATCATAAATATATTTTTCAGCAGGGTTTTTACAAAAAAATTCTTCTGTTCTTAATAATGGTTTAATTATCATGAAATTTTTACCTTTCATTTTAATGTAATATATTAATTTTTAGTTATAATTTTATCAATTTTTCTCTAAGGGTAATATATGGATATATTTACAGCTTGTAATTCTGGTAATTTAATTAGAGTTAAAGAATTAATTGAACAAGGTGTTGATGTTAATCAAATTCAAGATTATAATAAAAATTCTCCATTAATTGAAGCTTGTTCATTTGGCGAAACATTAGATATGGGAAATTATTTGGAAATCATTAAATTATTACTTTCGCGTGGAGCTAACATAAATCATAAAAATAATATAAGTTGGACGGCTTTAATGTATGCTTGCGATTATGGTCATATAGAAATTGTTAAATTATTACTTGATAATGAAGCTGATATAAATCATACCGATGGAAATGGTTATAATGCCTTGTTTATTGCTAAACATAATGATAGTACTGAAATTGTAAAGTTAATAGAAGAAAAAATTAAATTATTAGAAGAAAAAATACCAGTTACTAATCCGAAAATCAGAACAGAAAATGATATGACTTGTAAAGTTTGTTTAACAAATGAAAAAAGTGTTGCCTTTGACCCGTGTGGACACGTTTGTACTTGTGAGCGTTGTGCTTCTAAAATAGACAAATGTCCTATATGCCGCGCACCAATTGATAAAAAGATTAAAGTATTTGTAGGAGGAGCGTGGGATCAGAGATACCGGAAATCGGAGATACTGGATTATAGAGAAAAATATTTAAAATATAAACAAAAGTATCTTGAGTTAAAAAAATTAAGATACTAATTTAATTAAAAGATATCATACGAGTTTTTCTTATTGAAATGGTGCTTTAAAAACAGTGACGGGACATAATCTTTTATCTCAGTCTCAATCATTTCCCAATTCATATCTTTATGTAAATCTTTATTAGTAGATTTTTCAAAAATGTTATCTAGTATAGAACTATCTTTCATTTTGATATCTAATGGTTCTCTTGAAATAGGGCACTTGGTAAATATCAGTTCAATAACACCAAACATTGTTCTTACATTGATTCTATCTCTTTTGGGCATTAATTCCTTGGCGCATTTAACCATTATTAAATCATCAACGGCATTAAATTCTTTCGCCTTATGACCCGGAATCCACCAATCATTAACCACCTTTTTTCTAAATTCAGCTTCGGTCATATTCATTCTATCAGCTTGCATTTTATCTAAATTTTCATCAATTAGATGTATAAAATTCAAATAATTATTAACGTTTTCTAATGGTCCTTTTAGACCAATGCTCATTTGATGTTGCATTAAAATAGATGAAGGAAGGGCATATCTTTCAGGACAGCTTTGTAAAATAACAAATGCCATTGATGCGGCAAAATCAGCAATGCAAATTACATTTACGCCACTTGATTGAAGAGTTTTAATTTGGTCAATTATTTTATTACCTTCTAACACAGAACCACCTGGAGAGGATAAATAGACATACATCGTATCTACATCCGGCTCTCTATCATTTATTGAGGTAATCCAGTTAGTTGAACTACTTCCTTGAATGGGACCACGAATGGAGATTAAATTTCTGGAAGTAAATTCGAAAATTCGAGTGCAGGAAACCGAAAGACACATTATTAAACCTAAAAATAACATCATTATATTTTATAATAATACTATTTTAAGTGAATTTTATAAAAATTTTAATATATTTCAGTTAGATTGGGTATTCCTTCTATGCCTAGCTACTTTTTCTAAAATGTTATAGTCATTTTTATAATCATTATAAATTTGATAAACTTCTGCCATATATTTATCTAGATTTCTATGCTTAAAACTAGCTGCTCTACTATCATCCATTTTTTTTATATAATTTCGTAGTATTCTATCTTCTTCCGAAAGCAAATTACCTGAAATTCCGCGAATTTCATTTCCCATATCTGTTTTTAAAATATTGAATCTAGAATTAAAGTCTTTGGAAATAAATCCCCACCTATATATTTCATAGGCCTCATTAGACGTATTTGCCTGGAAACTTTCATTAATTTTAGCATTTGATTTCCCTTCAGGAATATCTGTAGGGAAAAAGAGTTCGCCATATAAGGGTAAAAAACTTTCTTTAATATCTGACATATAATATAAGTTATAAAAAAATTAAATGTTTTAAAGAAACAGATTTTTTCAAAAAAAATAATTATTTATTCTGAAAAAGATGATTCAAGTCTCTTGAATACTTGAGTATTTGACCGTACAAGACTTATTAGATTTTATTATTGTTTAGGTGACGCTTTAGCAGGTGGCGCTTTAGCAGGTGGCGCTTTCGCAGGTGCCTCTTTAGCAGGTGGCGCTTTAGCTGGTGGCTCTTTAGCTGGTGGCTCTTTAGCTGGTGGCTCTTTAGCAGGTGCCGCTTTAGCTGGTGCCTCTTTCGCTGATGCCGCTTTAGCTGGTGCCTCTTTAGCTGGTGCCGCTTTAGCTGGTGCCGCTTTAGCAGGTGGCTCTTTAGCAGGTGGCTCTTTAGCAGGTGGCTCTTTAGCTGGTGCCGCTTTAGCAGGTGGCTCTTTAGCTGGTGCCTCTTTCGCTGGTGCCGCTTTAGCAGGTACCGCTTTAGTTGGTGTCTCTTTCGCTGGTGCCGCTTTAGCAGGTGCCGCTTTAGCAGGTGGCTCTTTAGCAGGTGCAGCATTAGCTGGTGTTGCACGTACTGCTGTTGGTGGTGGTAGTGGTGGTGTTACTGCTATCATAGGAATTATTTTAGTAGGAGGAGCTTTAGAAACTTTACTTTTTCTTTTAGATAGTGTTTTAGAAGATGATAGTGTTGCAAATTCAAAAGAATCGACTTCTGCAATTTTCCTATCAATATCTTTATAAATTTTAGCAATTTTATCTTTTAACTTATTCAAAGCGGATATAGAATAATCATTTAAATTACGAAAATAATCTATAGTGTCATATACTTCCCCTAAATTAATTTGGTCTAATTTATCCATTTGAGAATTAAAGTCATTATTAAAAATATCATCAAATGTATTATTAGAAATTCGAATATCGAATTCGCCTCGTAATTTATTATATAAATTACTTATTTTATCATCCGCATTTGTCCTTAAATCAATATCATTATCTTGTAATTTGTTAAGCTCATTTAGAACTTTATCATATTCATTTTCATTTTCATTTTTTCTTTTTTTTTGTTTAGTTGCTGGTGGTGGAGGTGGTGCTGAAGATAGCTCTTTTTTGAGATTTTCTGGTATTGTATTACAATTATCCGATTCTTTACCTATCCAAACTCTTGAAGGTTCATTGGTAATTTTGTAAGTATTATTAGTTTCATCTATATCATCTTGGCTCCAAGGTAGATTCGCACAACTTCCTAAATTATATGAAAAGCAAACACATTTTTCTTCGTTTTGAGGTGACATTTTAGTATTTTGGAAACCTTCTAAATTATTATTTTTTTTTTCCGGAATATTAGTTGGGAAAGAGATTGTTCCCCATAAGGGTAAAAAACTTTCTTTAATATTTGCCATATAATATAATTTATAAAAAAATTAAATATTTATTTATTCTAAAAATATTGGAATAGGTTGAGGGTGTCTTTCAGCTTGTTTTTCAGGTTTATATTTATAATTAGATGGTCTAATTTTACTTAAAAAATTAAAAATTACATCGTGACTATCTTCATATCTAATTTCATTTTTCCTAGCAAATTTATTTATTAATTTTTTAGCTAGTAATTTATTTTCATCTGTTTCTTTTAAGTAAAACCTAATATTTGATTGTTGATTAAGATTTGGAAAATGACTTTCAGTTACGTTCAATATTTCAATTATTAAAGCCATTGCTATTTTTTCAGTAATATCCTCTTCCATATTTTCTATCATAAACTTTCTAATTTTATTACTAATAATTTGTCTCTGTTGATTAAAATTATTTTCTTTTTTAATTTTTTCAAGTTTTGCTAATAACTCACTTTCTGATTCTTTATTTACTTTTAATTTATTTAATCTATCTAATATTTCTTTTTCATTCTCATTAAGCATTTCTAAATTTATAGACTGATGATTTACTTCCATTATATATTCATTAATATAATTAGTTATATATAAATCAATTTTTCGGCATCAAGTTTTCTAAAATATCATTAAAAACCTCAATACTATCTTCATATCTTATTCTATTTTCAAAAGCAAATGAATTTAAAACTTGTTTAGCCATTAGTATATTTTTATCTTTCAGACTTAGATTTCCCCGAATAAATTGTAAAGTTCGCTCAGAAAATTTAAATTCAGGTCTGGAAATAGTATAATGTAATAAGGCAAATATTTCTTCAGTTGAATATGTTATTCCATTTAACAAACTGTTAAATTTATTATAAATATAATGTCTTTTTTCTTGTAACAAAGCTTCTGTTTCATAAATTGTTTGTAATTTTGTAAACATATTATTGGATATTTCCATTGATATGATTTAATTGGTTTTATTAAAAATGGTTCAATTTTTTTTTCATAGCTATCAAAACAATTATTAAAACAAAAATGCCTCCAAATAAATAAATATAATAATTATCATCTTCTAAAGATTGATTTAGAGGGACTTCTTGTAATATAGGAAGTCCGTGTAATGTAGGAAGTTCGTGTAATGTAGGAAGTCCGTGTAAATTATAATTTTTTTGTTCTTGAGTAGGTAATAATTTAACAATTAGTTTAGATTTTTTTTTAAGGTTTTCAACTCTTGTAGATGGTTTTTCATCGTGTACTTTTGAAGTATGAACATTACTGGTCTTTTTGTATTTTGGTTTAATTGGAATAGGTTGGATATTTCTTACAGGTTTTGAATTATTATATGAATTAGTTATAGGATTATAAGAGTTATTAAAATTTTCCACATTTTTAGATGATTTTTTATAATTGGAAGGTTTAGTCATTATAAATAAATACTTATTAAATTTTTTAGTTATACAGATATTAAAAATTATATTTTTAATAACTCAATTCAAAAACAAAATTTTGATGCCTATCGTTTTGAAATTATTGCTATTTTTAGGACGTTAAAAGAAAATGATCAGAATGTACCAATGTTTCCTACGGTAAATATTGGAGTTGTACAAAAATACTTGAAATATAAACAAAAATATTTGGGAAAAATTGAATTTAAAAATATAAACTATAATTACTTATATACTAAAATATGACTTCTATTATAATTGATGAAAAAGAAAAAGATTTGAATAATTTTACTAAAAAAGAAATTTTAATTAAATGTAAAGAACTTGGTTTGGAAAATTATTCATCTAAGAATAAGTCTGAATTAATTGAATTAATAAAATTAAAAGAGAAAGCAGAAGGTAAAACAAAAATTAAATCTAAAATAAAGAAAGAATTAAATAAAAAGGAGAATGAAACTCAAATTGAAGAGAAATCTAAAGAATTAACCCAAAAAGAAGAAGTAATAGAAGATAAAATAAAAGATATAGAAGATAAAATAAAAAAACCAAAAGAGAAAGCAGAAGCTAAAATAAAAATTAAAAAAGATAAAAAAGAAATTATAATAGAAGAAGAAAAAGAGGTACCTAAAGAAGAGAATAAGAAAGAAATCATTATAGAGGATGACCAAAATATTAATCAACATTTATCTCCTATTGTAAAATGGAGTGGAGGGAAAAGCGACGAAATAAAACAATTTGAAAAACATTTTCCTAAAAATTACAAAATTTATATAGAACCATTTATTGGTGGAGGTTCAGTTTATTTTTATATAAATCCCGAGAAAGCAGTTATAACTGATGTACATACAGAATTAATTGATTTGTATAAATCCATTAAAGATGGAAAGGCAAAAGATATCTTAAAATTCATGGATGAAAATAAGAATACAGAAGAAACCTATTATAAAATAAGAGATACAATGAAAGTTGAAACTCCTTTAGATAATGCCAAAAGATTTTATTATTTAAGAAAAACCTGTTTTAGGGGTATGCTAAGATACAATAAAGATGGTAAATTTAATATTCCCTATGGAAAATATAAAACAATTAATTACGAAAGTTTAAAAAATGATAACTATGAAAAATTATTAAAAAGAACTGAAATTGTAAAAACGGGTTTTGAATATGTATTTGAAAAATATAATAGTGAAAATAATTTTATGTTTTTAGATCCACCTTATGATAGCGAATTTACTGATTATGGATATTGTAAATTTGGAAAAGAAGAACAAAAAAAATTAGCCAAATGCTTCAAAGAAACAAAAATTAAATGTTTAATGATAATTGGGAAAACAAAATTTATTGAAGAACTATATAAAGATTATATAGTTGAAGAATATGAAAAGAAATATAGATTTAAACTTTATGCTGGTAGAATAGGTGATGAAATTAATGTAAAGCATTTGGTAATTAAAAATTATAAATAAATTAAATCTTAAACATTTTCTTAGTTAGTAAATTTAGTAAGTTTTCATACTCTTCTTCATTTGAAAATTGTTTTGAAATTGATAACACTTTTAAATATTCATTTAGACCAATTAAATTATCTTTAACTTCTGTATATTTTTTACTAATAATCGTAGGAATTACCTCTTTGGTGTAATATCTTAAACCTACTAAAAACATTTTAATTTCGTAATCTTTAAATTCTTTTTTGAGGTCTTTATTGATTTCCATACATTTATTATAAGTTGATTTTGATTTTTCAGTGTCAAGGTTTAGATTTGATTTTAATTCTGCATAATAAATTATCTTTTTTTCTTCGTCCATAAAAAGATGATCTTTTTCTTTAGAACCTTTCATATTTTTTGATTTAATATCTTTTAATTTTGTGTTTTTTAATATAAATTCACTCAAAACTTTTTCTAATCCGGTACCAATTTTAATACAATCACTTTGAGATAAAATTAATTTTTTGTCTATCAAAAAAGACAATGAATGAATATCTTTCTTTTTATTAGATTTGCAATTCTTTACATAAATGTTATTATTGATAATTGTTTCTAAATCTTGTATATTATTATTTTCTTTATCTATTATTATATCCGTTTTTATATCTGTTTTTATTTTAATTTTTGATTTGTATTTCGCTTTAGATTCCGGTTTGGTTTCCGGTTTGGTTTCCGGTTTGGTTTCTGTAATGGTTTCCGGTTTGGTTTCTGTAATTGTTTCCGGTTTGGTTTCTGTAATGGTTTCCGATTTGGTTTCTGTAATGGTTTCCGATTTGGTTTCTGTAATGGTTTCCGGTTTGGTTTCTGTAATGGTTTCCGATTTGGTTTCTGTAATGGTTTCCGATTTGGTTTCTGTAATGGTTTCCGATTTGGTTTCTGTAATGGTTTCCGATTTGGTTTCTGTAATGGTTTCCGGTTTGGTTTCCGATTTGGTTTCTGTAATGGTTTCTGTAATGGTTTCTGTAATGGTTTCCGGTTTGGTTTCTGTAATGGTTTCCGGTTTGGTTTCTGTAATGGTTTCCGGTTTGGTTTCTGTAATGGTTTCTGTAATGGTTTCCGGTTTGGTTTCCAAATTGATTTCTGGTTTGGTTTCCAAATTTTTTTTCGGTTTGTATACCGATTTGGTTTCTTTTATGCATTTATTAGCTGTAGTTTCCTTTAACATTATTTATAAATATTTATATTAAAATTTTATTTTATCAATATTTTTAATTTACTAAAAAAATTACTAAAATAATATCTGATAATAAATTTTATCACCACTAGGAACAATATGAATATTTCTTTTTCTTAGGTAAATCTGAAGGTCAATGTTCGGTCTATTATCGGTTAAAATTATTTTTTTAAAAATTTCTGGAATTGTAAAAAGATTATCTTTCTCATCACTGATTTCCTTATAATAAGGTAAATTTACTAAAAGCCATTTGAAAAACTCAAAATATTTAATCTGCACTTGTTCTTCATCAACTTCAAATTCAAATACCGGAATAGCCTGTTTTTTTTTAACTTGTATTTCAAAGTATTTATTAATATTATCTTGATTGTTTATGTCAATCATTGCTTTTTTAATTTCCTCTTCTTTTCTTAATAATTCTATTTTGGAATCTAAATCTTTAATATAAATATTAGCACCTTCAAAAACTAATTTAATGGATTTAAGAAGTTCTTCTTTTTCAGTTTTTATTTTTTGAATTAAAATATTATTTTTTTCAATTGCTATCTCATTAGTATCGTAAAGAGATAATCTTTTGTAAGCTTCCACTTTAATGTTATATTGGGTTTGCATTAGATAATTTTATTTATTTAGGAAATTATTTTAACAATTTTTTAGCTAAAAAAAATTGATATTCTTATATGTTTACTCTAAATAAAATAAATAATGCATATCGTTACTATGTCTGATATAATAGCTAGAATTAAGAAACTAGAAAGTCAAATTGAAATACAAAAAGAAAAAATTAATTATATTGAAAGCCTTACAAAAAATAAAGTAGAAAATAAAATTTCAATAGATGATATTTTTAGAAAAAAAAGAAGTAAACCATGGAAAAAAGGTATGTCCAAATATATTGGGATTACCAACTTTAAGGGTAAATGGATATTACAATCTAGAAAATTAAATGCAAAAGTAAAGAAATTTGATACCTTAAAAGACTGTGAAATATATTTTGATAATTTGCTAAAGAAAAATAAGATAGATTGCCAAAGTTTGTATCGAGAAGGCTATATGGAAGAAGTTGATTGTCCTACAGAACCGGAAGATAATTCATAATACCCTACTTACAGCTTTTCTAATTTCTGGTTCTAAATAATAACAATTATTTATATCCTTCAAAATACTTTTTTTATATTTATCATCTAATTTATTTGCAAGTGTTACCAATCTTTTATTATCTGTAAGAGGATAACTAGCAATATAATCAGCTAACATATATCCAAAATTTTCTTTATTATTTTCTACTTCTTCTCTGGCTTGTTTTTCTGCCATTAATTTTGCTTCTTTTTCTCTGGCTTCTTTTTCTGCCATTAATTTTGCTTCTTTTTCTCTAGCTTGTTTTTCTGCCATTAATTTTGCTTCTTTTTCTCTGGCTTGTTTTTCTGCCATTAATTTTGCTTCTTTTTCTCTGGCTTCTGCTTCTACTAGAGCTTTTAATTTGGCTTCTTTTTTAGCTTTTAAGATGGCTATTCCAGTTTCAATCAGTTTAGCCTCCGCTTCTGCTTTTAGCCGTCTTTCATCTTCCTCCTTTTTAATCTTCTCTTCTTCCTTTTTAATCCGCTCTTCCTCTTTTTTAAGTCTTTCTTCCTCTTTTTTAATCCGTTCTTCCTCCTTAATTTTATTTTTAATCTCCTTAGCTTCTTCCTTCTGTTTTTTTGTTATTATATAATCCATTTTTTTATCTAATTTAATATTTTCTTTGACATATTCCAATATTTTAAATATTTCTGGTAAATCCATATTTTTATTTTTAAAAGTTTTCCATTCTACAAAATAATTAGATAATTCAATTCTCTTAAGCATACAATCTTCATCATTAATCATATCAATTATTATTTCATCAGTAAGAAAACTGCAATCAATAATTAAAAGGAAAAAATCCATTTTTATATCATCTGATGACCAATTACCAAATTTTTGGTTTCTTTTCTTAATGATAATCTCAAAAATTTTATTAGTGTATTCTAAAAACATATAGGATATAATCTCTATTTGTTCTTCTTGCTTAAAGTCAAACTTTTTAAAAGTATAACAAATAACATCTTTCATTTCTAAATCCCACATCATTTTAAGATATTCGCGTTTAAATGTTACACCATTGTCAAATAAAATTTTACAGATTTCTTTATAACCTTGTAGAATAGCCAGTTCAATTAAATTTTTGCCTTTAAAAGTTGTATTAGTTGTTCTAGTAATAAAATTTATGTGAGCACCTTTACTGATTAAATATTTAACGATTTCTAAACGATTGTTCAAAATTGCTACAAACAAGGGAGAATAATCATTACACATCTGATTGACATTGGCACCATTG